AAATTGTAGCTATGGAAAGTGCTGTTGCTAATGACAATGCTTTAAATGGTTCTTTAGGTTACATCTGTAGACCTGCTGACTTTGGTACTTTGAAAACAACTGAAAAAGCAACTAATACTGCTCAATTTGTTGTTTCTCCTGATAATACTATGAATGGTTATAATGTTATTAGAAGTAACCAAGTAACAAGTGGTGATTTCTACTTTGGAAACTTTGCAGACTTATTAATTGGTATGTATGGTGGATTAGATATTACTGTTGACCCTTACGCATTATCAACTTCAGGTGGAGTAAGAATTGTTGCTCTACAAACTGTTGATGTTGCTGTAAGACATGCAGTGTCTTTCTGTAAATCATCTGACTAATTAACTGATGCTTAAATGGAATGGGGGTAGTAATACCCCCAACTTAAATATGAAAAAATATAAAATTTTACAAGATACAATGGCTGGCGGTACTAAAGTGTATGCTGGTGATATAGTTGAATTACCTGAACACGAAGGTCATTCTTTATGTGGATATGGTAAAGCCGAAGTTTGTGTAGATAAACCCAAGACTGAAAAACAAGATAGAAGTGTTGGCTTAGAAACTTCAAAAGTAAAAGCTCCAAAAACAAGAGTTAAAAAATAAATTATGCCTTTAGAGAGTGCAGCAGATTTTAATTCTTATGTAGATACTTCTACAGGTAATGGAGTTACTGCTACATTCTTTGAAGTCCAATCTTCACTATGGGATTCAAGACAAGGATTAATTGATACTTGGTTTGATATTGATTCAGGTGATGCTTATAGTATAAATTTAATTATTGATCAAGAATATTTTAGTATTGATACAGGTAGTGTTGCTGTTGAAGGCTTTCAACCAAAAGCATATATCAAACATTCTGATGTTCCATATATTTCACATGAAGATAGAATAATAGTTAATGCTATAACAACAAATAACGGTAGTGTATTAGTACCTGAAACTGTATTTTTGGTTAAAAATGTAAGACCTGATAATGTTGGTATGGTAGAGGTAATTTTAGAGGAACAATAATGTCTAAATATAATCTTGAAACTGAAGAAGATATGGCAAGCTATTTAGATATTAATTATGGCCATGGATTAAGCGCTATATATACTAATTATCAAGATATTCAATCGACAATAAATATTATTCTAAATGATGAATATTTAGAAGATGAACAAGGTATTGGAATAGAAGGTACGCAACCGATTGCTTATTGTAGAAGTATAGATGTACCTAATGTTTTACATGATGATACATTAGCTGTATCAGCAGTTAAAGATGTTGATGGTAATATATTAAAAGCTGCACAATCTTATAAAGTAGTAAATGTACAAAAAGATAAAACAGGATTTACTGCATTAATGCTTGAGGAAATATAATGGCTAATCATGTAAGACAACAAATTAGAGAAAAAGTAGGAACTACATTAACAGGTTTAACAACAACAGGATCAAATATATATGAATCAAGAGTTTATCCTTTAGAAGCAGGTAATCTTCCTGCTTTAGTTGTGTATACAAAAAATGAAGAATCAGAACCTATAGTAATAGGTACAAATAGATTATCATCAAGAAATTTATCACTTATTGTAGAAATTTATGCAAAAACAACAACTAATTTTGATGATACAATTGATACAATAAGTAAAGAAGTTGAAGTTGCAATAGCAGCAGATACAACATTAGATGGACTTACTAAAGATATATATTTAGAAAGTACAGAAATAGAATATAACGGTGAAGGTGAGCAACCTGTTGGATATGCTACCTTAACTTTTTTAACAAATTACTATGTTCAGGAAACTAATCCTGATGTAGCAGTATAGGAGACAAATTATGAAATTAATTAGTCCAAATGGTAAAGGTTCGGTAATAGCTCATCCTTCTCAGGTTGAGTCAATGAAGAAAAAGGGCTGGAAAGAGGAAGCAGTCCATTCGCAAGATAAAATTAAATCTTCTTCTAAGAAAAAGTCGAAAGACGAGGTAGAAAATGGCGACACATAAAGGAAGTGAAGGTACTGTAAAAGTCGGTGCTAACTCTGTAGCTGAAATTAGGTCTTATTCTATTGAAGAATCTGCTGATACTTTAGAAGATACTTCAATGGGTGATTCTGCTAGAACGTATAAACCATCATTGACTTCTTTCTCAGGAAGTTTAGATGTATTTTGGGATGAGACTGATACTGATGGTCAAGGTGCTTTAACCATTGGCTCAGAAGTAACTCTAAATGTATATCCTGAAGGAGATACAGCAGGTGATACTTATTATACTGGTTCAGCTATTGTTACTGGTGTTTCAAGAAGTGCATCATTTGATGGATTGGTTGAAGCTAGTATTTCAGTACAGGGCAATGGTGCTTTAACATCAACAACAGTATAAGAAAATGTCAGCAATAGATAACGCAAAAAAGCATTTTGCAGAGCAAGATGTAAAAGTAATCGAAGTGCCTGAATGGGGTGATGAGAATAAACCTCTTAAAATATATAGTAAGCCATTAACGCTAGCTGAAACTTCTAAGCTCTATAAAATGAGTAAAGAAGATGATCTAACAATGATGGCTTATGTTCTTATTTATAAAGCATTAGATGAAAATGGAGATAAACTATTTGATTTAGCAGATAAAAATGCTTTATTAAATCAAGTTGATAGAGAGATATTAGTTAGCATAGCGACTCAGATTATGGGTCAAGAGTCTATTGAGGACACGAAAAAAAACTAATAAAGGATACTAATTTATATGTGCAATATGCACTAGCTGAAAAACTAGGTAAAACTTTACAAGAGATTCAACAAATTAGTGTCCAAGAATATCAAGGATGGATAGCTTACTTAGAGTTAGCTGAAGAGAAACGAAACAATGGCAAATAAAAAGGTAAAGTTTGAATTAACAGCAGTAGATAAGACTAAAGCAGCTTTTGATAAAGTTACTAAAGGATTAAAAACTGTTGGTGGAGCTGCTGCTGGTGTTACTAAAGGTGTGGCTGGTATTGGTATTGCTGCTGGTGCTACTGCAACTGCTTTAGCATTTATGGTAGATAAATCTTTTCAAGCTGTAGATGCTATTGGAAAAACTGCAACTCAAACAGGTATAGCTACAGATACATTACAAGCATTTCATTTAGCTGCAAGAGAATCAGGAACAACCATAGAAGGTGCTAATACTGCTTTAATTAAATTTGCTAGAAGTATTGGTGATGCTGAAAGAGGTCTCAAAACTCAGGCTGATATATTTAAAGATATTGGTGTTGAATTAAGAACAACTGATGGCAGAATGAGGTCTTTTGATGCAATTCTTGAAGATACTGCAAAAGGTATTATGGAGCTTGGCTCACAATCTGAAAGAGCTTCAGCATTAGCTAATTTATTTGGTAGACAGGGTGTAATTTTAACTGGTGCTATAACTGATTTATCTGAAAATGGCATAAAGAAATTTATAGATAGAGCAAAACAATTAGGTATTGTTTTAAGTGAAAAAGTAATAAGAAGAACTGAAGAATTTAATGATGCTGTTGGTGTTATTAAGATGCAGATTGGTTCTTTTGTTAATAATATTACAACTTCATTCTTACCTGTATTTGAGAAAATGCAAACAGCAATAGCAGATTTTATCCAAGATGCAATAGATGAAGCTGGTGGAATGGATAAGCTAGGTGTTGATATAGCTAATGGAATTATAGAGGGTTTAGCAACTGGTGTAGAAGCTATGGGTACTTTTGTTGATAGTGCTATTAATATGGCTAATGAATCAAAAGTTGCTTTAGCAAAATTATCAAATGGATTTTTAGCAATTAGATATACAGCTTTATTAGTAATGAATACTTTTGGAGATTTTTCAAAAGAAGTAAAAGCTGTTGAAGATGCAATTACTGAAAATAATATTGCTATTGTATTTGGCACAAAAGAAACATCAAAATATGGTGATGCAGCAAAAAATACTGCTGATACTATGCGTAGTTATAAAATGACAATGGATAGTGTAACAGACTCAAGTGTTAAATTAAAAGATGAGACTGAGAATCTTGGAAATTCATTAACAAATATTGGCTCACCATTGCAAACATTTATAGATAGTTTAGGCGAAGAAGGTTTGGCAAAAACAATAGAACAAACAACAGTTGGTGCTATGAAAAAATTTGAAGATTCTATTGTCGAGTCTTTAAAAGCTGGAAAACTATCA